TCAAGACTCCTAATTGATAAATACTCCACTGGCGAACCATAAGACTGAGTTTTCGGTTCAACACTAACTGGTCTGCGTGGAACTCAAGCATCGTCTGGACGGTATCTGCGATGGCATTTCCTTGTTCAGTGTTGTCTGCGTAGACAAACGGCGCTGGTTGCTGACTCATTGCCGCCGGTAAAAAGGTCTCTTCTGCCTCGAACTGAAGATTAGCAGCCCCAGGCATATCCGCGTCTAACATTGCCCCATCGCGCATATTCCGTCCAAGATAGGAACGCATATTACGCTTGAACGTTGTCTGCATCTTTGCTTCGTAGGGGTTGTATTGTTTCTCCCAGTCATCGCGGAGGTCAAGCAACTCATCATCCGTCATCGGGAGGTCAAGGATGTCAATAGAATCACCCGATGCTCCTTCGGGTTCGTCCATCGTATTCTGAACCTTGTTTGTCGGGGAACTGACAAGGTCGTCAACCGCAAGAATATTTAACGCGAATGGATCGGCTTCATACATACCTCCATTACGCCACGCGGTCGCTAAAGATTCAAATAAGCGTGTACGCGGGCGGACAAGGAATCGAACCTTGCTAGACAGCTTTTGGAGAGCCGTCTGCTCCCAGAACCCCACCCTTTAATTCTTCCTTGTACCCATCGCACGGCCAATCTTGATGGTACTGGGTTATCAACAACATTCTGCAGTGTAAACAGAATCCTCCCCGTATGAGAGCTTCGCGCTTCTTGGCCGCTCGTACAGTAGCCATTGCTTTGCGATTTAAGGCTCTGTGCGTCGCTTTCTGTTCTTCTGTCATAAGGATACAGATTCTCCTAGAACGATGCCCACAGGGCTAGATTCGGGCGACAATTCAATCATACGGCCTTTGTACGCCCAGTTGTCTCCCGATGTGTCGACAATCTTCGCCAATTCACCGCCATACTTCTGCAATCCGACTAATGCATAAAGTAACGCATGACAATAATGGTCAGGACCGTTCCGCTTCCAAACATACTTCGCGCCATAGAGGCTTGAATCGTCTTTGTTCGGCGTATCTTTCACGACAACCAACTCACGGTACATATTGCCAAAGTGCGACGCAAAGTCAGCCCATTCATCCTTCGTCCCGTTCAGTCTGAATCTTCCCGTATCCCTAAGCTGTTCCACGACCAGTGTCATCTTACGATTCCTGTCTACCGTAACTTTGCCGTATTCATCTCCTTCACCCCAGTCGTCAGTCTCGACATTCTTTCTATCCGTTCGGTAATAACACAAGAAAACTCTTCCAGGGAACTCCGCCTGAAGCTTTCGGACGCCTATTAAGTCCCCGCCTTGGTCAAATACTGCCCTAGAACGTGCGAAACGCTTTAAGTGAAGCCGTATCACATCATACGGGTCTTTCGATGCAGTAATCTCCGTTTCGTGGTCGTAAAAGAACACTCCATCCTTGTTCATCAGGACGTAATGTATCCCATGCCCTGTGTCCGCACCGATGACCGTAATGCCTTCTTGTTCGTTTACCTTGTCAACACAGTTTCGCAAGACGACTGACGGTTCGATTCTGTCATCCGAGCCTACATACGGAAGCCCTAGGACGTAGTTGTAGAAGAACTGTTTATCTTTTTGCGGGTCGTTGAATGCTTTGATGATGTCTTTCGCGCTCTTGTTGTAGAGCATGAGCTGGGAGATATGGTAGCCGCTAAATTCGCCAGTGCTTGTAGGTTTCCACCTACCATTGATTCTGGCACTATCTTCCAAAGGCTTATGACATACGGTGCACTCGTAAAATCCCCCAGCCACATTAACTGATTCGGGCCATGTGAGCGTTTGTTCTTCTTTACATTCATTACATTTGATAAACCATTCTTTTTTATCCGATTGTTCCCAGTATACACTAACTCCATGTCCTTGTAAAGACGGATGGCTGAAGTACCACCGCCAGCCGCCGTCTTCTTGTGCTTGCAAACGATTCTCATACTGCGTGATGACGTTCATGTCGGATGCGTCTACTTCATCGTGCACGTTGAGACCCGATGGAATCATCATTGCTTGCTTTGCACTGAACGTGCCGCGATAAAAAATCATACTACTTCCCACCTGCTTCTGTTCTACCGTGTCGTGGTCTTTGCACCATTCCATCAGGATAGGATTCTGCGCAATGATGCGATTGAAAGAACCACCGACCATATCTTGAACATCTGATTGCGTCGGCAACGTATAGATGATTTGCCGCTTTAACTTCTTTGCTACATAGAAACACTTCAATGTGTTCATTACCGTAGCCCCGACCTGCGGTGGTTTCAAGAGAACTTGCTTCGGACTTACGTCGTTATAAATATCAAATAAAAACTTTCTCTTCTTAAACTCAACAGGAAACCCTACCTCATTCTTTATCTGGTGCTTTATCACCCATAGGGCTGGGGACAATTCCATCGCTTCCGATATCTGAGCTTCCGTATATTGCATTAAGTTTTGTCGCTAATTCCTTAATTTCTGGGGATGCATCGACCGTTACATCAACATTCAAGGTTCGGTCAGGCGCATAATCGCCACCGAGCTTGTACGCCATATCAAGTCCTTTCGATACCGCCTGCACATCAATTTCGCCTTCCTTGTCGGTCTTGTCTAAAAGTTTGCGATGTTTCTTTAGTAAATAGTTAGGAGGAAGCTCTTGTTTCATCAATTCCTTAAACCCTTCGCTATCGGTCAATTTGCTGGGTGTTTTTGCCGTCATTGCGCTATACCCAGCATCAATCATCGCCGTAGACACTATTCCACCATTTTCCCCTAGCCTTTTTACCGCTTTTTGTTGTCGGATGGTTGCCATTATTCCTTTTCCACTTCCTCTATTCTTTCTTCGACCGACCGTAATTGTTCCAGGAGAATTGCTCTCCTATCTTGTAATGCTTCTATCGCAATTTGTTTTCTTGTCGGTGCCATGGATATATTATACCACCAATCTATTTTAATGTAACGCGGGGCGGCCACTTCGACTGATCCATTCCATGATATCCTTCCATAATTGTTAATCTTTCTTCCAGAGTTTTTCCTTGAACGTTATAGTCTGCATACAAGACGCTATGGTAAATATCAGATTCATCCAACTTACATTTGTCGAAATCCGTTGCCCATAATCCTTTTCGTATTGCATTTCTTATCCTAGGAATGTACCACGCCCAACGGATGAGTTTTTCCCCATGCCTTAATTTATCTTTCACATCTGCGTGAGGTTCATGGGATGCCTCGATATCCAGCAACCGTTTAATCTCTTTTGGGAAATCCTTTATACACGCATCTTTCTCGGCATACATCATCATATCTTGAAATCTCCACCGGTATGCAAGGTCGTATTCAAACATCATGCCTATTATCTCCGAGATTTTCCACGCTACATCACCTTTTATCCCCAGATAGTGTAGAGTCACCGCTATAAATTCCCGTAGTTCCTTTACGGGCGCGCAGTAATATCCATCCTCAAGATACCATCCTGCGACCCCAGGCAACTTATCAACGCTGTCATTGAAGAATGCTAGCGTCTTATTTAATGCTTTCTTGCGAAGCAACAAGACAGCAACCAACGGCATCGATCCTAGGAACCGCAACGAATTGATAAAAAACCTCTTAACCCCATCGACTGCTACCAAGGCTTGTGCGGTGGGAACCGTCCTTGAGGGAAGAGGAACGCCATACCAATGCACAAAACATCCCTCTCCTTCTCGAAACTCAAACTCAGTGGGGATATAGCTGAAATTATTCATCGCTATATCCAACGCAGGCTTTTCTCGGTGCTTTCGATATTTAAATATGTGGTCTGGCGGCGGGGCAGGCAGGTTTATCTGGACAGTAGTTTTATTATCTCCGCTAGTTCCACTATTACCGTGGCGAGACCTGCGATTGCGATGATGAGTTTTGCCCATTGCCATTGGTCGTTCCACTTCATTGATTATTCAACCAAATACCAAATAGTAATGACGTAACTGACACTCCTATGAGAAACCCCATAAATATAAAAAATATATCGTGTATCATGTTCCGTCAGATGTTATTAACATAGCTAATACCGTCGTTGGATCACCGCCCCGAACTTCAATAATCTTGCCATTCTTGTTGATAGTCCCTGTCCAATTTCCGTCTTCATCTTGGCGGATTGAAATCGCCTTAATGTTTACTGATGGGTCATATAATTCGTTCAGTGTCATGCTCGCTGTGAAGCCATTTTTTGTGCTTTTTTTCTGCATTTACCGCACATTTCTTTCTTTGAAGTTACTGTCTGTTTTAGTTCAGGGATGTAGATTTTCTGCCGTTTTACGAACAGTCTTCGGTGGTGGCATACCTGACATTTAGCATAGAGGCTCATCGCATCATTGGGTTATACATCGGTGGTGGTACTTCTTTTTCCTTCTCTGGTAATAGTACCACAGTCCCGACCGTTAGTATAGATGCAGCCACCCCGATTGCCGCTCGGACTGCATTCAAGACAACGTCTGTCGCATCCACGATTCCCGCGTCGAACATATCTACCATTTCTCCCGTTTTTGAATTAAATCCTACTGTCGGCTTATCTTCTATTGCTGGTATTTTATCTGGGTCTTTTCCCGTATTTTTTATGATCTGCCACATGGGGGTTTTTAATGCTTGTGCCAATATCTTTTTTCCAATGGTATCTCCTTTAAACTTATTACCCACTTGCCACTCCATGCCTATAT